CACCACCCCCTGTGCCATCCTCTGCGCCCCGCCCATGTCCTGCAAGTCATACTTGAGAATCAGCACGTCGTGGTCGTGCGGGTCGAGCTTGCGAACGGTCTTGAGCGTTTCGCCTGCCTTCATGCTATGGTCCTTTTCTCAAACTGAGTACACATGCGCTCGACACATTCTGTTATTTCCTCGCCTGACAAATACCGACACGTTGCCAGCCACTCAAGCCTTGCAAGCCACAGGTGACAGAACTCGTGCCTTGCGTGACAAATCGGGTCAAAGTTTTGGTCTGCGTTTTCATCAACAAATACCGTTGCGGAAATTACCGCCGCGTTGTTTTCCACGCAAAAGTCGCACTGCGCCTCTGCGTTGTCCGTCTGACAATGCTCAAAACGCACAGACCAATCCATCAAGCCGAACAGGTCTATCAGCCTGCGCACCTCATCACAAAACACCCGATACTCTGCCTTAGTTACGCGGTGTTGCTTCATCTCGCTTCTCCCCTTGGTGTGGGCGTCACGCTATCCCCAACGGGTCTGGGTGAAGTGTTGCGCTCGTTTTGCGGTAGTAGTGCTGCACGATTGGCTTTGGTTCCTCGACATACCCAAACTCTTTCAGGCGATTCACCAACGAACACAGGGCAAGCGCAACCTCCATACCTTCCTTGTCCGGCTCACCACCCTTTTTCCGCACAAACTCGTCCAACTGACCCACCAGCATCTTGCACTTCTTCAGTATGCGTATTTGGCCCCGCTCAATCATCTGGTTGAGTATCGCATATGAAGCCATTTCGTTGTACAGGCTGTTTTCCACAAACAGCAATCCGTATTCTAGATACTGCATGGACAAATCATCAGCATCACGGGTAAACATCTCTTTATTGCCCACATATTCATGCACGGTTGTTGGGTGAAATTTTGTTGTTATCGCGCCCACCACTTCCCGAACCGTGGGGTTATATGTGTTGAACTCGTCGTACACCGTAAGCGTGCCAGTCCAGACGGCCCCAATTGCCGCTGCCTTGAGGTTCTTGTGGTGGTATACCGACACAAAGTTCTGATTTCGCTCATTGCAGACCATGCTTTTGACGGGAGCATTGTCATCCACCCGCAAATGCGACAACCGGGGGCTAAAATGGGGCAAAACCCGCGTGTCTATTACCTCATTGGCGAAGTTCATGCAGGTCACATCAAAGTAGTCTGGACTCTCGACCCCCCGTTTGACCATTGCTTCTTTCGACTCCAGCCGCCATTTTCCATGTTCAGAAAAGCGCTCTGGAACGGAAAGCTGCGTTCTCAGTTTAGCGTGGTCAGGTATGGCAATAAGCCCGTCCAAATCGTGTTTGACACCATCATGCACGAACTCATATGTCTTCTCAAACCGCCTGCGAAGCCTCATTGCCAGTTCTGCCCGCCGGTTGAGGCACCGCTGTGCCGCCGTTCGTGTGTCCCCGTCCAGCGGGATTGAGCTTGCCGCCCCTCGATAATCTACCGGCACGGGCCGAAAGCTGGGTTCCATATCCTCAAATGTGGACTTGACCCCCACCCCAACGGCAATGGGGTCATACTGGAGCATGATGTCCTGGTTCTCATCCGCAGCAGAAGCCCCGTGTTCCGCAATTCTCGTGGTGTTGTTCAAATCCCACTCTCGCATATCGCCGACAACGATACCCCGACGGTGCTGATAGACCGTTCGGTTTGTTCCACCAGCCGCCACATCCATCGCGCCCATCCGCTCCTCGGACGTGTACTCAACCTCACCCTTATCTATTTTGTTCCAAAGCTGTACGGCGGCCGCCACCCAGTCTGACGGAATGCACGTTCCCCCGGCAAACGCATCGAGGCTCTTCAACACCTCCTGCTGCACAACGGCCTTAGAATGCGTTTCCTTGTAGTTTTCCAGCCAATCAGGAGTCTTTCGTGGGTCATCCCACCAATCGAAGCTAAACACATCAATTTTGCCTGAGGTTAATTTCTCTGCATAATCGTTGTCTCTGCCCATCGGCGTTCCGGTGTAAAACACACAGGGCGAGTTTGAGCCAAGGTTGGAGTCCACCAGCTTGTCATGTTGCACCTTGGCCCACTCATCAACGTCATACTCGGACGCGCGACCCCCTCTTCCCATATTGTCACCCTGCTGGCCGGTGATAGTTGCCTGGGTCACCGGGTTGTATATCTGCATGATTTTGTCGTACTTGTTGTCCTCGTTGTGGAATTCCAACGGCAGCATCCACAGGGGCACGGAGTAGATGATTGTCCTGAGTTTTTGGAACAGGGAATCAGGGTCATTTTTGGAATCGACCTCCTCCGCCTTCAATGATCCGAAACGACCCTGAAACCCGTCTTCAAAGAACCAATGCCATGCCTGATTGGTGACATTCATCCACGAGACACCGACATCCCGGCATTTGAAAACAATCCCGCCCTTGTTCCGCAGGTAGTGGTCTTCGCGCCACTTCTGATACTCGATCTGCTTGGGGTACAGAACGAGTGGCAATTTCATTGGAAAACCATATTTGGTGAGGTGCGGATTGAGAATGTAGCAGAAATAGTCAATCCAATAGAACAAGTCGTTCTTGCTGCGCTCGATTACGGCCTTTTGGTAGAACTCGGCCTTTTTGCCATCAGCGCCTTCTTTGCACGCTTTCCAGATAGGATAGCGTGCCCCCTGAATCTCCCGAAGAGGCTTTTTGGCGTCGGCAATAGTCTTTTTCAGGAAGTCTTCTTCGACATCAATCCGACGGGTTCCGTCACCAAGCCGCTCTTCCAACCTCCCAAGCGTAGCTAGAAAATCTACCTGTAGCTGCGTCAAGGATTTCTGCTGGCGTTGCGGCTGGGTCAAGGCCGTGCTCCTGACAGAATTTCGCCACTTTCAGGGTCATCGCCCTCCGGTGCTCTTCCTGTTTCAGAAACATCTCCAGTTCCTCGTCCACCGAACCACTCCTTCAGCTTCTGACGTTGGGTGGGAGTGAAGTTCCCACGGGCGGTCTTTGACAGCTTGCCCATAAGGGTGAAATATGATACACCAAGAAAATCGGCGATCTCCCGCCGTTGTGCTGGCGACAGGGGCCGAATTTTCACACGATATATTTCATCCACCAATATAGCCGAATTCATTCTACCCCCAAATATACCACACAACAACAACAATGTCAACAGAAAACGCCGGGGCGCCCCGTGCTTACATACCAGCGGCCTAAATCGGGAAGACCTTCGGGAAAGTGGTGAATCATTTTGTGGTGCAGCACACAAACCCATAGAACGTGCAGCGGGTGCCGATAGTTCAGGTGGTGTCCCTCCGCGCGCGTCTTACCACACACCGCACACGGGTGTTTCTTTATCCTACCAGCCCTAAGTGCCACATAAAACACCCGTTGCGCCCACGCCTTAATTGGGTTCCCCTTTCTATAGCCAGCAACATACCCAACAACCTTTTCGCGATTTTGACGACGCCACCTATCTTTAATCTCCTTAAACCGACGCGGGTTCTTAATTCGCCACGCTTTCGCCCGAGCCTTATTACACCCCTTGCACTCTGGCATATAATACTTACCAGCACGATAGTACTCAGACACCGACAGCATTTTTCCACAACTACTACATTTTTTCTTTCCTTCGCTCATTCTCCTACCCCCAACATTATTTTGGTTATTCTCCACATGAAGGCTCCGTGTTCAGGATCAAACCAGATGGCCTTGATGGCAGTGGCAACCATCATTCCGCCTACAATAGTGGCGGTTATGGATACTATTACCCAGTCAAGCGTGCTCATTCCCCCGTCTCCGCTCGTACCCATGCATCAAAATCTTCTCTGGCAAAAAACACCGGAATTTCCAGCTTCTTCGCCCACTTAATCTCGTTCTGCGTGCCCGGCGAACGCTCCCAGCCGGAGAGAACATACACACAGTCGCACACCTCAAGCCAATCAAGAGAATACTCGTATATCCGCTCCTTGGGAATATCCTCGCCGTCAGCAAGCACCATCCAGTACATCCAATCAAGCCACGGCGAGAACGGTGTATGCCCATCCAAGAAAAGCTCCACAGATGCCCTCACACCCCTGCGCATGTTGCTGAATGCGTCCGGCATCGGGTCACACGAATATGGCCCTGCTACGTACACTCGCATGTCACCCTCCTCTTCTCCCATTCTGCCATAACCGGCGGCAAAACCATGCTGCACAGCCAGCCGTGGAGATATGCGTATGGCTCACAATCATCGGCCGAAAACTCAGCCCCAACACTCTCCATTATCCTAACCGTCAAATGCAAAACCTCGTGTGTCACAATGTCATACACCCGTGTAGCCTTGCAAGACTTTTTGGCCAGGGAGTCCGAGTTCACAAATACGGTATACCACCCTTCCTTTGTTTTCTTTTTGTTGTATCGAAACACCGACCCGTCACACTGATTCAGCCACTTTTCGTCCACGTCATCATCAACCACAAAAATCCGATTCAGCCATTTCATCGTGTTCTTCGGATCGGAGACCAGCACATACACACAAGCGCCATATATGGGAACGCTGAACTTCACGGTTTCCCCCTACATGCCTTCAAGTGAGACCCTGTTGTTTTCCAGACACTCCCAGAGCTTTTTGCGAATGTCTTCGTAGGGTTTGTCGTGGTATTTAATCTGTTCCCGCAACCACTGGTCAAAATCCCACAGCACACAAAACATGCCGGGTGCATGAAATGCCGTTCGGTACTCGCTGTTTTCGTCGGGGAGATTAAACTCTAATATTGCCTTCATCTGTTCATATTCCCAAGTTTGTTGGAAATGGCAGACCGGGATCTCTTCCCGCCCATCGCACGCGAGATTTTGTCCGTATTGTACCCCTCCGCTTTGGTATCACGAATGAAGCGCATCTCCTCATCGGTCCATTTTCTCCGGATATCTGGCGCTTCCTTGTGTATCTCTTTCATCCACTCGTCGTACCCGATTTTCTTTGACATCATCCCTCCTTGAGTATCGGCAACTGGTTCTAGTGATCACCCCTCCTTGGGGCGCTCTATTGACCACACTCGGCTTCGGGTGTGCAGTTCCTCGTCACCCTGCCTCACAACGCACCCACCCATCTGCGGACGGGCCTGCTTCATGCCAAGCTTGTGAACAAATGGCGTCTTCAGTTGCCAGCCGGGGGTCACCGTGGAAATGCCGTACCCGTGCTGGGTTGGAATTCGTATCTCAAACCCCCTGTGGCGGTGACTTCTCACAACAACCTGCGGGGTTTCGTCGCCCCATCGGCCAGCTTCCACAAACGCCTCCACCAACTCCTTGTACACCGCCGTACTCTCATAGGCCGACGAGCTGGTTGTCCCCACATGGTGGGTGTAATGCACCAACCCCTCCCCCTTTTTCTGCCCGCAGCGCAGATACAGCTCAAATCGGGCATGTTGACCTATTTCGTTCGGAATTGCCCCCAGCGAGCGGGCAATTGATTCCTCATGCTGCCCGGATTCGCCTGCGTGAGCCTCGGTTCCGCGCACATAATAAAAACGACCCTCACAGAGTTCCACAATGGGGGTCAAAATCTTCTCAACAAGGGCATTTTGGTCTTCATCGCTGTTTGTTATGGTGCTCGATGTGCCGTGATGTGACCCGTCTCGTGCGTCCCCGTTCAAAATCACCACAAACGGCTCTCCGTGCATCACCATCGGCACCCATTCTCCCCAAAATTCCTCCCACCACGACCACAGTTTTTTCTGCACCTTCGACGGTTTGTAATATCCGCCCTCATCCAATTGCCATCCGTCGGGGGGGCAGAGTCCCAGCTTGCTCCCGGCGTGGAGATCCGATACAACCACATGGTTATTCCACGGTAGTTTCGATGATTTCATTCTTCCTCTCCGGTACACCGTGATTGTCACACGCCTCATTGTAGGCCTTTGCTGCGCTAATTTCGTCCGCAAAGTCACCCAAAAAGTGCCTTACTGTCCTTTTTTTGTCATCCACCGTTTCGGTAACGGTCAACAGCGCCATCCACCCGTTCGGGCGCTTGGACACTCCACGGTACTTGCTTGCCGGAACCCGCTTTTCGCCATGCCTCGGGGGCCACGTACAAGGAATACCCTCATTCAGCGGTTTGTCCAACCCGTTCTCGCTCACATACGCATTGTACGCCTGTGCAGCCTGCTCTCGGGTGTCATAGTACCCAATGTGCTTACTCAACGACGTTGTTCGGCACCGTGCCACCCACAGACCAGACGGTTTGTAATAAGCAACCCCGTGTGTCATTCTCCCCCTCCCCGGCCCGTGGGCCATTGCACACAACATTCTGCGCTACTGGTGCTGTACCCGTTGTAGCTTACAATGAAAATCGCAATGCGACGGAAACCATTCGTCGGTGTAGTGACAATGCGCCCCGCGTTGATACCAAGGGCATGGCACCATAGCGCTGTTGGTTGGTGTGGAGCCGGGAGCTACCACCATTTTCTCCACAGCATCCGCGAGACGGCCAACCTCATTGCCCAAACGCTCCACCATCATCGCAACACCAATGTCTTCACTCATCATTCGCCTCCCGGCGTAGTTTCAACCAACGTATCTAGTGATCACTTTTCTAGTGCCGCCCCACGGCCCGGAGGTCTG